TACGGCAATTTGCGGACCTTCTGTTTCAATATCTTTAATTGTTCTATTGATCCAGATATTATCATACATCTTACGCATAACTTCGGTGCCGAAGAATTGCATAAACTCCCGGGCTGTCATTGGTCCTGTCTTATGAGTAATTAATCCAATATTATTTGGGTCAATATCGCCATGAGTTGCATTTCCGCATTCTACGTAGTTAGGGTAACAAATAACTCCGGGCATATTTTCCCACAACAAATGTTTTTGAGCTTGATTTTTTTGCTCATTAGTTCCGTGTAAGCATTCTCGCGGAATATCAAACAATTTTTCTGCGATTTCTTTTAACGAAGATGCGAAAGCGTAATGCTTAATAAAAGGCCAGACATTGAACGCCGCCCATTCTCCAAACTCAAGATCGGTTCTAGTAATATCAATAAGCATGTCGGCATCTACTTCTTGCATATTTTCGTCTAGTGTTTTTGTATTAATAATAAGATCGCCCTTTTCAGTAAGGCTAAAATTATTAATAATATCTAACGACTTTAATTGATACCCATGTAAAAAGTTGCAAAGAGTATTTTTACCGCTACCCTTCTTTCCACATAGGGCAATTACATTTTGCATATATTTCTCCTAAAAATTTTTGTACTTGTTCAACAGATAATTCGGCAATATCTTTAGATGGTAGTTCAGGTCTAATATAGTTAAATCTTCTGCCGCATTTTTTGATAATTTTTTCAGCAGCTTTATTTCCCGCATTGTCTGAGTCTGTCAATAAAACAAGGGCCATAGCCCCACTTTTTTCTAATAATAATAATTGATCGTCGCTTAAATCTGCTCCGAATTCGCCTACAGAATTTGGGAATCCGGCCTCATGTAGTCTCCATATACAACTTTGCCCCTCAACTATATTAACAACTCTAGTAGCTAAAATTGAGGATTTAGCAAAATTAAGCCCATATAAAAAATGAGACTTTTGAAAATTCTTGCTATTTTTCCACTTGGCATATCCATCGTTTATTGTTCTGCCAATACATCCAACATAAATATCGTTTTCGTCATACACAGGAACTACGGCCCGGTAATACATTTCTTTGTCTTTAGTAAAGCAGTCTCCCACATCAAATTTATTCAAAATTTCTTTGGAAAAATTTCTATCTTGTCTTGTTTTATCTTGATAAAATTTAGATGGTATTTGTAGACTTGTCCTGATTTGCTCTCTTGTTATTGTAGAAGATTGTCGCTCTAACTCTTTATTAAAAACTTCTATAAGTTTTATTTCTTTATATATCTCAAATTTCTTTTTATCGTCTTTAATATCCAAATCTTTAACATTTAAAAAATTTAGACAATATTCAAGACATTCATCCATAGAAATCTTGCGATTTCTTTTTTGAGTTAATGCTCCTCTTACAAAACCGAATATTGTTTTTTTATATTCTTCATGGCATTGATGGGTCCAGCATGACCAATATCCGTTATCTTTTCTTATGCTGCATCCTAAATTGTTATCACCCTCATGCACTGGACAACAAAAAGAATAAGAACTGCCAGATTCCCGGAAATCTATTTCTAAAGATTCTAAAAGCTCTGGAAGTTTGTCTATAAGAAGCTTACAGACTTGATATATCTCCAGTTGATTCATGTTCAAAGCCTTCGTCGTCTTCTATGTTTTTACTATTTAATTCATTTCTCGTTGGGCCCTCAGTTAATCTAGCGTATGCCCCATCCATTCTCACATTGATATAGTCACCATCCTCCAGACCTCCGCCGTGACGAGATACAACAGGTACGAGTTTTCTATTATAAGATTTCTTACAGCCGTTTTCAATGTCTTCTGCTTGTTCTTCTGCTGATTTAGTTTTAAAGATAGTAAAACTGGTACACAGCCACACCAATCTATCCGATCCCGATGCAACATCAGATGATTCTTTAGTTACCCCATCACGATTAAGCTGAACAAAACTTAAACAAGGAACGTCGAATTTGACACAAAAATTATGTAATTGAGTAATAAGGAATCCAAGGGCCTGATATTCTTGCATATCTTCAATACTATTAGAACTCATTAATTTTAAGTAGTCGTATATAATAATACAGTCTTTTGTTTTACCATTTTCATCAAAGCCTACATATTGATAAATCCATTTTCTCATGGATGAAAGAATAGATTCAAAACTTTCCCCGGCGATACTTAGGTAATGATAAGGAATTTCTTTTATTTTATTTCCCGCATCTATCACTTTTTTGGTTTGAATGTGACTTTCGGCAAATTTGCCGGTGGTCAAAATATCTAATGGAACATCTGCTAGATTAGCTAAGATTCGATTGTAATGATCGTTCTTGCCCATTTCGGTATCTAGCATTAGGACTGGTATTCCAAGCTTGCCAGCCGCATGTAAGGCGACAGCATCAGCGAATAAACTTTTTCCTGTCTTTGGTCTAGCTCCAACTAAAGCAACGCCACCCCTTCTACAACCCCCGCCGATACAGCGGTCAAATTCAGCAAAGCCAGTGCTAATACCTAGCATGTCAGTAGGGTTGTCAATTAGGTGTTGAATATACTCTTCAATATCTTCTCCGAGCACCACGGGCTTGTTTTGATCGGTTCTATATGTTTTGAAAATAATATCTAAAATCGGACCTTCGACCTTAGACAGTAAATCATTAATAGATTCTTCGCCGGTAATTTCCGATAAGTCTTTATCGCATAGGCCAATTGTTTTTCTTAAATCTCTAGCCAGTTTTAACTTGGCTAATTTAGCCGCAAATCCGGCTATATTTTCTCTACTAACCGGAAAATTAAATAAAGATCGGATAAAAGAAATTTCTTCAGAGTTAGATAAAAGATGATACAATCCGAGTTCATTAGCCTTGGATAAAATAGAAGATAATTCTATCTTAGACCCAGCCATTGCCACTTCTTTTAAACAAGAAAATAGCCCCTGATTTAATGTGTCTGTAAAATATTCTGATTCTACAAAATCTATTTCTAGTAAACAGTCTAATCCATATTGAGCAATGCCGCATAATACGGCGCGCTCTGCTGCGAAGTCTACAATCTCTTTTTGTTGCGAATTTTTTGGAAATCTTCCCATTTATATGTTAATCCTGTTAACAGTATTCTTACTCTTTTTGGCGGCTGATTTTCGTACAAGGTTTCTCCATCCCAAAACGTCCAAACAGGATGTTTGGGAAGGTCTTGTACAAATGTTACAACCGGATCAGATTCTAGCCACGATGCCATGTATTTAAAATTATTATCCATTTGGTGGTGTCATTTTAAAATCGTTTTGATCTTGAATTAATCGAAAGACACGTACTTGCGAATACGAAATAACAAATGCCTTCACCACTTTAATACCATACGGTCTTAAAAAAGCTCTAACCTTTTTTGTTAATAATTTATCAACTGTGGTTTGTCTTTTTTGTAGATTGTCAAAGGTTTCTCCTATAACAACTCTCTTAACAGCTCCTTGCGCTGTGTCTCTAATAGTATCTTCTAAATTAAAAGTCTCAACTAAAGCTTTTAAAATATCATCAACTTCATAAATAACAGCAACGTCAATAACTACCGATTTGTTATCTTCTGTAGTTAAGACTTGTGCTGGAAGATTGATAGTTTGTCTTTTTACTGGATAAACATCCCAATGGGTTTGAAAAGGCATATAAATATGTAAACCGGGCCCTATTTCTTTCGCTTTAGCTCTAGTAAACATTACGCCGCGATGTGTTGATCTAACGTGTAGTATTCTTGGTATAAAACTTCCTATCCATTCAAATATATGTCCAATCCAATCTAAAGCAGCCATTTTACCATAGTCTCACATTGTACATTCTTAATTTTCTATTATGTTTCAGATCATCCAATTCCACATCATAATCAGTGATCGAGTGTGTCATTGTTTTAGATTCAAGAGAATAGTATCTTCTTCTATTGACAATTATAACTTTATAACCATCTTTAGTTTTGAAAAAATCAACAAAGTCCATTTTTCCAATAATAACATACCCCTGAGAACACGAATCTTTCCAAAATACAAACTGTTTAAATTTTATTTTACCGCTTTTATTCAACACAATATTAAATTCTATGTTATCGTATTGTACCTTTTGCATGTCTAATAGAGAGCTATCGCATACAAAAAACAAAATGTTAAAAATTAGTAATTTAATGAATATCATTTATTTTCCGATTCGTTTTCTATAGTAATTGTAATATCATACATATAATTATCAGAATCTTCGGTTCGCCACTTAGATGCGTGCTCACTGGAGTATAACTTATTCGCTATTTTTCTAGGATACAATTTGTCTTTTGTGACAAAATTTGGATCAAAAAGTTTTACTCTGTTATTAGGCTGAATTGCAAAATTACCATTATCCAGAGCTAAAACGTGGCCACATTTATGTTGACCGGGCATTTCAGAAAAGCCGTTAAAGGCTTTATCTCCAAACCAATCTATTGTAAACAAATATTGGCCATATTCATTTTTTTTATTTCTGTCTACATAAGACATTTTTTTATTTTTTAATAAATCAAAACATAGGATAGATGGATTATAACTAAAGCTGTCCCATAAAACCAAATCTGTTAATTGTTTTTTCGGGGCATCTTTTTTATGACAAAAAGCATGGATTGGCATTCTCCAAAAAATAGCTCCATCGTCGCAAATAAAATGAAACAACGGAGTTTGGCCCGGTATAGATGCCATGCCAAATATTTGACACTCTACAATACCTGCAATATTTTCATCTTCCTGATTCATAAAAGACAAACGAACATAGCACTCTATTATAGGTATATCGATATTCATTCATCCTCCTTTATGAAAGTCCAATCATCTGATAGAGTTACACACCATCTAGAACTTTCTTTAATATTGATTATAGAGCCATCTTTATCTATGCCTACGCTAAAGCATCTATTTCCATCTAAATATTTTTGCAGAATATCAGGATTTTTTTTGAATATTTTTTTTATTCTAGAAACACACTCTTTTGTTTTTATTAAAGATGCTTTTTCTATTTTTTTTAATATAGCGAGACATTGTTTAGAATCTTTTTCGTCGCAAGCTTCCATAAAATCATATCCTAGCTGCTCCAATTCTTTAAAAGAAGGTACTCCAGAATCCGTCCTTGGTATTATAGAAGATTGATGCCCTACGGCACATGTGCAAAAATCTTCAGATTTTTTCAATAGCTTCTCCCAATTCGCTTTTTGTGATTTCAATTCTTCTTTCCAGTTGATTGACTCTGCTTTGTTCACAAATATTGTTGCTAGTTGGCTCAACATTTCTATTTCCTCTTTTTGTAGGTTTAGTGTATGGGCAATTCTTGCATTTTAAGCCACAGCATTCGCCCCTAGATAATAAAAAATCTCTACTAAGAGTCATGCTGATGCAAGCTTTTAATCAGTTTATCTTTTTCTTTATATAATTTACTTTTAGCCTTTTCAATTTTTTTGATTTCGCTAGTTGAAATAACAGAATCCAGCCTGTCATTTAAATCATAAATTCTAGACTGGATTTCTTTAATTCTTTTTTCTGTTTTATAGGTGTCTTTCATGACAATGGAACAAACCCGACCTCACCTAATTCTGTTAATAGTCCAATACCAATGTTTCCATCCATATATTGCTTGAACAATAAAGATGAAACTTTCATATCTGTAAAATTCTGAAGCACCTTGTGGATTGTTTCTGGGTCAGAGATGCCCGCATTTTCTACACAGTCTAAAATAACTGCATCAATTTCTAAATCTGATAAGGCTACATACTCCTTTTGTATCTCATTCCAATGCAAACTATCGGCCGGGATTAATTTAAAAATATCACTTTTGTTCATTTTCATCTTCTTTTAAAAAAACTTCTTTTCTGCCGCTATATCTGTTCGGATCTGCTAAATTGGAATCTAGTCTTTCTTTTAATGTAAGATAATAACCATCATCATCTTTACATATTACTTGATTATCCTCCAATTTGATATCAAAAAGCTCACTATTCGCAACCATTTTTAAATGCGAGCCATAAAAACTTGGAGTAGTAATGGTTCTGCCAGAATCGTGAGATTTTTTGCTTACAGTTTTTTTGTTCATAATCCAGTGCTCCCAAATCCGTCTTGACCTCTATCCGTATCCTCTAAAGATTCTACCACTTCAAATTCATAAGTAAAGTAATCTTGAAAAAGAATTTGGGCGATTTTTGAGCCGCTTTCAAGATATACATCCTGATCACCAGAATTAAAAAGAATTACTTTAATCTCGCCTCTGTACGACTCGTCGATCACCCCAGCCAATACGTCTAAGCCGAAATCATTGGCATAGCCCGATCTTGGCCAAATCAAACCAACCATGCCAGAAGGTATTTCTAAAGCAATACCAGTGTTTACTACAGCACGATCAAATGCTGGAATCATCGCGCCTTCACATGCAAAAAGATCATGACCAGCATCGCCATTTTTTGGTGTTCGTGGCGGTTTAGCATTCTCACATAATAATTTTACTTTCATAATTATCCCCTTCTTTTTCTTCCTAAAATACAATTATCACAAATATACGAAGCTACAGCACTATCTCCAGCTATAACTTTCATTTTTTGATTACAATTTTCACAGTTTTTATATACCGGGGTATATTTTGGTCTATTTCTAGGAGTTAATTTAACCTTTGGTGTTTTTTCTTGCTTGCTTTTAGCTTCAGTTCTATTGTCAGTAAATTTATTAACTCTATTTTTTACTTTGTTAACTGGTGTTTTTTTAGTTGCGGACTCTTCTTTTTTCATTACAAAATCAGAATTATTTTTTGGCTCTGTTTTTTTAACAGTTTTTTTTGTGGCTTTTTTACTAGATTTTTTTTGCTGTTCGTCTATCAGGCTATTAGCCATAGCAATTAATTCCTGATCGTTTAAAGCCATTCCCTTTTTTAATAATTCTTTTGCTATTTCTAAACTCATTGCTTCCTCTTTGATAATTCTAACATTATATCTGACATTCTTTTCATGTTCAATGCTTTATTCTCTAAAGATTGAAATCTTAGCGCCGATTCGTTTTTTAAGTCGTTTAATTTTGCTGCTAGTGGATTTTCTCTAATAGCAAGATTATATTTTTTTTCATATTTTACAAAGTTATCGCCATAGTTGTCTATTACTGGAGCAACCATATAATTAATACTATTGGCGGCATATTCAATAATAGCTTTTAATTTATTGCTGGACTGATTTATATAGTCAGAATATCCAGATAAAATAAATGAATTCGCTATTAAATCCTGCCCGGTCATTTCTTTTAATTCGTCATAGCTTAGATTTAATATTTCTTCGCATTTATCATGGTTGAATCTTGTTATATCTAGTTTGTTACTAGATATCCATTCTTCAATTTGCTTCATGAATTTTAACACATCATCTTGATTCAATTTGCTGTCTCCAAAATTCTTCTTTGTCGCCATGTTTAAAAATTAAGATACTGATATTATTTTGTTCGCACCATCTAATCTTATCATTGTCTCTTTTTTTAGACTTTAAAAAATCTAACTTTTTTTTGTGGAAAAAAGTAGAGTGAGTATAGTGCTGTTCTCCGTGAGCCTCTACTATTAAATTTCTGTTAGGTATATAAAAGTCCGCAGTTAGTTCTTTTTTCTTTTTCCAGTCTCGACTACCAACCAACTCTACTTCTTCCATAATAACATCATAAGGGAAAACATCTCTTAGAAACTGTCGGACTTTATTGTGAAGTCCCGACTTATTCTCAAGAGCATTAGACCCTCTGGGCTTCCAATCGTATTCTTGATCGTCTAAACCTATTATTTTCATAGCATTAATTTAATTTCTTCAACCAAGGCGCTGTATACAGAGGGATGTTCCTTTAAAAAGAAATAGGCAGCAGGGCCACCGTTTACTCTACACTTCTTTAAAGCGTCTTCTGGTTCTTTATATGTATTATCTAAATTAAGCTCTATGTCATCTGGAAAAATAGAATTTAGAAGTTGTGGCTTGTTATATAAGAATGATATTGTCATCCACGCACCGGATTGAGTAATTAACCCACCCTCAAGGCCCATAATTAAAGCCTCCTGTACTTTGTCTACGCCTTGACCATATCGTATCCATGACTGACATTCTGCGCCCGGCGGACCCATAGAGGAGCATAAAACTTTCCAGTTGATAGCTTGTCCAATCTGTTCTTTATCTTGCTCCCAAGGCTGAACAGATTTTACTTCCATTCTGGTGTCTGCCTGATATTGTATTTTTACGCCACCATCGGCCATTTTAGAAGCTCCATAGCCACTAGTGTTTGTGATCATATGTGTGATCAAAATCATCAGAGCTTTTTGATTGGGAACGATTTGCCCCATTTTTTTAGTAAAGTCTGAAAGAATCTTTGGTAGGCCCGGTCTTGTCATACCATTAATTTCTTGCTCTAAATCTCTTTGTGGAATTAAAGAAGAAATTGAATCTATAATACAGACACATCCTTCATTTTCTTTGGCGGATACTAATTTTGCCGCAATGTCTAAAAATTCTTCAGCGCTTAATGGCTTTTCAAAGGCCCGGATTACTGTTACTTTTTCAGGATTTAATTCAGAAACCTCAAAATTCATTTCTTTTAATCGGCCTTCAACATCTAGATATATTATATGCCTATTTTCTTTTTGACAATTAGCCGCAATTTGCATTGCCACTGTGGTTTTTCCAGATTTAGCAGCGCCAGAAAGCATCACCCAACTCCCCTCTTTAATGCCGCCGCTTAACGCAACGTCAACAATAGGGCTGACAGAAATAACTTTATAATCTTTTCTATTGTATAAAAGTTCTGTACCTGTTTTAATAACATCTCCATATTTTTTTGCAATTTCTGTTAATGTGTTTGTTGATTCTGTCTTAGCTATTTTTGTCTTCGCCATGTTTATTCTCCAGTTCTTTCAATTTTGAAAATATACTTTTCTTTTTTTCTACAAATACTTTTCTTGGTTTTTGTTCAACATCTATTTTTTCTTTTGCTTCTTCTACAATTATTTTAGGAGGAACATACGTTTCAGCAAATTCTTTCACCATATCTTTTACAAATGGAGTTGGATTAAAATATCCCAAGGAATAAAGTCTTTGCCCATTTTTAGAGTTGATAAATGCTAAAACCACATCATCCCCGAATTCTGATACCAATTTTTGGACAGCCACTATTTGCGACTGATAAGCTTTTTTTTGAGATTTGTTCCAAAATTTAAAAGCTAGACTACCCTTGTTATCCCTCTCTGCTTTTCTTAAACACATTACCTCCGCTATGTATTGAGGCGCACTACACATCACTCCGCTGGAGGGCGATTTGAATACTTTCTCTTGTTTTTTTGGTTGATCCATTTTTAAATATCATCAATTTAGCGTTTTCTGGTGTTATCAATCTGGTTTGATTAAAAGGCTCAATAGAATTTTCTGGCCAACAAAATTTTCTTACTTCTATAATATCCTCATCGTCTCTTAAAAGTCCAACAATCAACTGTTTATACGAAGGACTTGTTTCTCCTGTTTCTATTTTTATATCCCTAGACGAGCCTCTTAAAATAAATAACCCGTCCAAACCATTTTTACCCTCAAACATTACAGTATGAGGAGCGCCGAACATTAACGCTTCAACTTTTATAATACATTTATTATTGTCTTCGCAGTATTTTTTAAGTCTATGAAACGGGGAATCAGTAGTTGTAGGTCTTTCATAATCAGAATAAGCTTTTGTGCCATCATCTAAAGTTGCCACCCATAACATTTCTAAGTTTCTGATTAAAGTCTTTATATAGCTGTCTATTTGTGTGCATATCATTGTTGTTCTGGATTTATGATAAAAATATAATTCGAGCTTCTTTTACTGCCTGTTGGTTTTTTTCTTTTTTCGTCGGAAATCATAGATGCTGTAGGAGTCATAATGACAGCACCATATTTCTTGTTTCTTGCTAGAGAGGCAGAAATGGGAGTTTCTGGTTTTGGTTCCTTAATCACCTCTTCAATTTTAGGATTAATAGATTCTAAAAAAACTTGTATAGATTCTTCTGTTCTATTTAATTTCTTTGATAAAAATTTAAGTGTCCTGTTTTTGTTTTTAATTAAAAAATCTTTGTCTGAATTAGACATTGGCCCGCGTTTCATGATCTTTGTTCCTTTATTGCTGATCTTTGCGCTTGAATAAAATAAAGTTTGTTTTTGCTTTTCAGGTATTTAAAAAATAAATTAAAAGTATTTTCATCAACCAGTCTCAATTTACACAAATCTTTATCCCCCCTTTTTAAGATATAGGGCCCATAAGGATCGTGTATCCCACCTTTCCAAAATATAACAAAATAATGGGTTTTTTGCTCATGTATTATTTTTTTGGCTAAAGCACTAGTTTCCTCTACTTCTTGTCCTCCTAAACCATAAAAAACTTCATTCTTCATACTTTAAATTCTCCAGTGTCTCTTTAATTTTTTTGACACAATTTTCTAAATTATATCCAGAAATATTGAAAACAGCTTTATCTTTAATTCCAAATTTTTCTAGTTCATTATTTGCTACTGGTTCTGGAACAATGCTTCCATCTTGAGACATTGGAAAAATCTGTATTTGGAAACGTATTTGAGCATGATGCGGCTTATCCATTGATTATCCATTTTTCTTTTTGTTCAGGAGTCATCTTATTTATTTTACGAAACAAATCTTGTTTTTCTTTTTTTTGCTTATCAACAACCGTGTTGTCTTGCTTCATTTTTTCTTCTAAGCCATATTTGCCAAGTTTTTTTGTATTGGACTCAGCCAATTGCCCTATTGTTTTTATTTCTTTAACTGCTGTATGTATATTGTCTACATCGTAAGCTCTGTGAACTTTTTTACTTCCGCATTGATGGCATTTGCTTTTTTTTATTTTGTCATCGTATTCTGATATATACCAATATTCTACAGAATACGTTTCGCATTTTTCGCAAATAAAATGATATTCTGGCATTAGTCTTTTAACCTATCTAAAATTTTGTGAATAATGCTATTACGCACTATATCCGATCCATCCAAATAACAAATTGCAACACCTTTTAAATTAGTTAATTTGTTTACAAATTTGTCTAATCCACCTTTTGTATATTCTGGTAGATCGCTTTGGTCAGTATCTCCATTGATAATAACTTTTGAATTCATACCAATACGAGTAATAAACATTTTTATTTGTTCAAAAGTGCAATTTTGAGCTTCGTCTAATATCATAAAAGCGTTGTGAAAATTTCGACCTCTCATATATTCTAATGGACAAATCTCGATAATATTCGAAGCTTTCAGATGCATTAAAGCATCTCCTAGATATTGTTTCATTTCTTCTAATATTGGAATCATATATGGATTAATTTTCTCTAACATAGTACCGGGCAAAAATCCCAAACCTTTTCCCGATTCAATCACTGGTCTGGTAATAATAATTTTGGACACATCATTTCTAATTAAGGCTTCACACGCTAATCCGGTTGCTATACAACTTTTTCCACTGCCAGCCGGGCCTATACATAGAGTAATATCATTTTCAATAACATTTCGTATATATTCGGCCTGATTTTTAGTTTTAGGGATTAAAGTTTTTTTATCTTGTCGCATAAACTCTTTTTTAGGAGCGGCTTCAGATCTTTTTTTTCTCATGTTGGAAAACCTCTAATATTTTTCGCTAGCTTGTTCAAATAATGATGGATTTAGCGAAGAATCACTAGCCTGTATTTGTGTATATGTCAAAAAATCATTATTAGCGTTTGAATAGCTTACTTCGTATTCTACTATGCTGCCATCGGCATTTCCTCCTGTTTGGTTAAATGATGTTAGTTTATTTTTATTTCCAAGATTCCATATAAAAAATTTAATATTACCATCTCCCGTTGGTATTCCCGCTACAATACAAATTCTTTGATTATTATTAGAGTTTAAAAACGCGCTATTTACAGGATCAATATTAACTTGCGGTAATCGCCGCGCGGTAATGGTAAATGAGCATGTTACTTGTATTGGCAAAGCCACGCTTTTATGCCAATTAACCTTTTCTCCCTGTTGTATATCTCCAATAATAGAAGACTCTAAATACTCTAGAGATAATTCTATTTGTATATTTCTAATACCAAATATTTCTTGCCCATTATAAAAATTATTAAAATCAGTTAAGGCTGTAATAGAGCTTGGAAAAACAGATAGATTATTATATACTTGCCCCCTTTTTAATAATTTAGGAGTTGTAATCGGATTATCGAGCCCAGTAATAGTATCTAATTGAAAATTATTAGAAGCTATTTTTTGTCTGGTCTTGTTAGACAAAGATATTGTTTCTGAAAATATGCCCTCTGTTGATAACTCGTATGATAAGGATGTTAATAAACAGTTGGGCAAACTTATCACATCTTGCGCAGTCCCAGAATTGCCAACTAGCCCATTTAACAAGTCTGTTTCATCCGTTGCCAGTAAAGTAAAATTATATTCTGGAATATTTTTAGCTTTGACAGTGTTAGCATCGGCAAGTTCCCAACCGCTTAATTTTAAACCAAAGATTTCTGGTTTAAGAAAAAATGTATTTCCGTAGTTTAAAATGTTTCTGTCTGTGGAATATAAATAATTAGAACTTAATTCCGACCAAAATATATCTTTATTTGACAAATATCTCTCGATATTAATCTCATTAGATGGCGGAATTCTTAACATATCATAATTCTGAGTTTTACCAATATTTTGGATATTGATAGTTTCTATGGAAGAATTTATCCCGACAGACTGAACGCCTGATAAAAAATAATTGGTTATCGCACTATTTTTAGTAATGCTGTTTAATATTAAAGCCAATGAGCCAAAAAAAATTCTATTCGCCATTATGTTTCACAGGCTCCGCCAGCACAGCTTAATTCTTCTTGTAGCTTTGTATTATCTTCGTTTTCTATGAGCAATGTATAATCCACATCTTTATACTCCCTCTGAAGCTCTGTCCATAACTTATAGTTATACACATCTTTCATTGCGTATGTCAATTTCTTAATATCTCCATCGAAATAATTGACTGCATACTTAGAGCATCTTTTTACCCAGTCTATTTTTGAACTTCCTTTAATTTTATT